ATGGTCGATGGGTTCCGTAAAAAGTTTGAAGAGTACGATCAAGTTCAAGAAGAAACGGTGCGGCAACGGGCAGAGAACGCTATCCGAGAAAAGCACTCGGACTTTGATGAACTAAAATCATCTGACGCTTTTCACAACTGGGCGGATAAGCAACCCAAATGGGTTCAAGATGCACTTTACGAAAACCAAGACGATGCAGATTCTGTTGTCCGCGTGATTGACCTCTACAAAATGGACAACAATCTTACTCCGCTTGCTCGTAAAGAAAAGACAAAAGAGGCTGCCTCTGAAGTTAAGTCTCGCTCCCCGGTTAATGTGGACCCCGATGAAGGGAGTAAAAAGATTCGTGAGTCTGATGTTGCCAAAATGAGCGACACGGAATACGAAAAGAATGAGGAGACTATCCTCGAAGCTATGCGAACTGGAAATTTTGTCTACAATCTTTCCGGTGGCGCACGTTAGGGGTTGACACTTTAACCCTTATGAGTATAACTGTGTGCAACAACTTGAAGCCCCACTCTGTGGCTACCTTCAGTTGCACTCAGTTCCCTAATAAGCCTAAACTTACATTAAGACTTACCTGACCAAGTACAGGCCCTTGTGTACCGACGTGCGGTTTGGCCACTGCATAGAAGTACTACAAGCCAACCCTAGAAAGATCAGCCTCTTGATAGGTGTTTAGCTTTAGTAAAGCCAAATATCATTATAGGAGGATCAAAATGGCTTTTGAAACCGCAGGGGGTTACGGCAACCTCCCCAATGGTAATTTTTCGAGTGTTATTTACTCGAAGAAGGTCCAACTTGCCTTCCGCAAGCAGACTGTTGCTGGCGATGTTACTAACTCCGAGTAAACTGAATTGCTCCTTTAGGCAGTAATGTCTATCGAAAACTTCGTGAATTGCTGGGACCCTGAGATGGGAATCAGCAGCCAAGCCCCGAGAGGGGAAGGTTCAGAGACTACAAAATACAATATATTACTTCCAGCTTTTAGCAAAGGAATATTAAATGAACAAGAAAGGCCGAGCAATCCTCTATGGATTAGCCATTGGTGACGGTCATATCTCCTATCGTAAAAGATTCCGCGACGGAAGTCCTTACGTTTCTGCCGAACTTATTATTGGTCATAGCCCTCGTCAAGAAGGTTATATAAACCATAAAGCAGACCTTATACATCAAATTTTAGGGGGGAAGAGGCCGAAAGTTAGCCACACAAAACACGCTCTAAAGGCTACTGGTAAAACTTATCCTTCTCGTAGGATAGCTAAAACCCACAAGTACTTTAGGCAAATGCACAGAGTTCTCTATTCGGAAAACAATAAAAAGAGAATTACTGGCCAAGTGTTGTCTTATCTAAACGATCACAGTTTAGCTTTGTGGTTTATGGACGATGGTCATATAAGCCCCAATAAAAACAAACAAGGAAAAGTTTCCTCTTTGAATTTTTCCATTTGCACCCAAGTTTGTGAAGAACAAGCAGACTGGATCGTAGACTGGCTAAAAAATAAGTTTGGTATTGAAGCTAAGAAGTATAAAACCAAAGGTGGTTACGATATTGGTGGAGGTACACAAGCTACTCTTAGTTTGGTTAATGTCATACAAGACTACGTGACGCCCGACCTAATGTATAAACTTGTTCCGGCGATGAAATTTGTATTTTGCAAGAGCGCGAAGCATCCTAACTTTACAGTGGATGATGATATAGTCCAAACTATCCAGAACAAGAATGGGTAGATTTGAAAGCGTAAAAGCTTCAAGATAATAAAATTGATTTCGGTGAAATTGCTTCGCAAGGTGACACTGTTCGCATAATTAAAGAACCGGAGATTAGCGTTTCCGAATATGCCCGTGGCACTCAAATCCAGCCCCAAGACCTCGACGACGAGGATTTCTCGCTGGTTATCGACAAGTCGAACTATTTCGCGTTTAAGATCGACGACATCGAAGAGGCCCACAGCCACGTCAACTTTATGGACATGGCCACCAACCGGGCTGCCTACCGTCTTGCAGACCAGTACGACCAAGAAGTTCTGGGTTACCTGTCGGGCTACAAACAGTCGGAACTGCACGAAAATGCAGACACCGTCAACGATCAAGTCAATGGCACTAAGGCTATCGACACCGCTGACAACGACGAACTGCTCAGCAGCATGAAACTGAAAAAGGGTAACTTTGGCAACATTACCACGTCTTCGGCTGGCAACCATTCGATTCCGGTTGCTGCTCGTCTGCCTGGTGCCACTGCTCTCCCGACCGATTTTGTTTCTCCGGTCATGCTCATCAACCGTATGGGTCGTCTGCTGGACCAACAGAACGTGGACAAAGCGGGTCGCTGGCTCGTTATTGACCCCGTCATGATGGAAGTCCTGCAGGACGAAGACTCGCGTTTCCTGAATGCGGACTTCGGTGACTCGGGCGGTCTGCGTAATGGTCTGGTGCTGAACAACTGGAACGGCTTCCGTGTGTACGTGTCCAACAACCTGCCGTCGGCGGGTACTGGTCCGGCCACTACGGGTACGGCTAACCAGAACACCAACTTTGGTGTCATTGTCTCTGGTCATGACTCGGCTGTTGCTACGGCTGAACAGATCAACAAGACTGAAACGTACCGTGACCCGGATTCGTTTGCTGACATCGTGCGTGGTATGCACCTCTATGGCCGGAAAGTTCTGCGCCCCGAGGCTATTGCCACCGCAAAGTACAACCTGGCATAAGGTAAGGAGAAAGACTGATGGCTACTGTTTCTAATTTTGTCCGCGTTGGCGGCAAAGGTAATCCCGGTCGTAAGCCTTACTTTGTTGAGGCTGAAATTGACCTGGCTGAGGCTGCAACCGCTAAAGGTTCGGCACTGGCTTCCTCTGACATTCTGCAGGCAATCACTGTTCCTGCTGACCATGTTGTCATGTGGGCCGGTCTGGAGTGCACTGAAACTCCTGCTGGTGGTACCGGGACTGTTCTGGACCTTGGCATTACGGGCAACGACCCGGATCGCTTTGTGGATGGCTTTGCGTATGACTCGGCTTCGGCTGGTGATTATGCCACTATGGCTAACACTGGTGTTCCCCTTGCCCTTGGCTCCGAGGACACCATCGACGTTCTCATTCAGGCTGCAACGACTGTGTCCACTTCGGGCAAAGTCCGTGCGTTTGCTGTCCTGATGGAAGTTGGTGCTCTTGGTTCGGACAAAGGCGCTGATGAAGTCGATCGCGACGTTATCGGCTAATAACACTTTGGGAGGCTGCTTCAGGGTGGCCTCCCTTTTAACCTGACTGGAATTTCTAATGGCTTACAACTATCTAGACCTTACTAACGAAGTTCTTGCTAGGTTTAACGAGGTCCCTCTTACCTCTTCGACTTTTAACAGTTCCCGTGGCTTCCAGACACAGTGCAAAAACGCTGTTAATGACGCCCTAAACTATATCAATCAGAGGGAATTTAACTGGCCCTTTAACCACGCAACAGAAACAGAAGTTTTGGTTTCAGGTACAGCCCGATACACAATCCCCGCTAATGCAAAAACAGTAGACTATGAAACTTTTCGTATTGTGAGGGACGAGTCTCTAGGTACAGATGGCAAACCTCTTCGTAGTATGACCTATTATGAGTATCTGGAACGATACGTCGATCAAGAACAAAAAACAGATGTAGGTACAATCCCAAGTCATGTTGTCCGCACACTGGACAATAACTTTTTGCTTTACCCCTATCCTGACAAAGCATACTCTCTAACCTACGAGTACTTTTTAATCCCTGCTCAACTATCTGCAGCTACAGATTCCCCGACGATCCCTGAACACTTTCGTAGAGTTATTGCAGACGGTGCGACAGCTTACGGTTACCAGTACAGAGGTGAGGCAAATCAGTACGCAATTAATTTTGACAGGTTTGAAAAAGGTATTACTCAGATGCAGAGCCTAGTCCTCAACAGGCATGACTATGTTCGCTCTACAGTAATTGATCGAAGCTCAACTTTTACCCAATCTAAAGTTATATAATGGCTGACGAAAGCGGTCTCAACCCTTTTATTTTTCCTTTGACAGGTGGCTTGGTGAAAAACCAGTCAACCTTTTCGATGGACCCTGGGCTTGCGTTAGAGTTAGAAAACTTTGAGCCAGACATTCAAGGCGGGTACCGTAGGATCAATGGTTATGAAAAGTGGAACCCCAATAAAGTTCCTTTTACGACCAGTGATGAGAATGAACCTGTACTCATGTCTGCATTTTTTCGGGGTGAAGTAGTTGCTGCCCGTGGAGAAAGCATTTATCGTGCGACTGACGCCACATCAACCCTTAATGGCAGTATAACTGATTCTGATACAACGATTACCTTAACCTCGTCTTCGGGGTTTTCTCCCACCGGCACCGTAAAAATTAGTGACGAGGAGATTACCTACACAGGCATTTCAGGGAATGATCTTACTGGATGCACAAGAGGCGCTAACAGCACCACTGCAACTTCACATAGCGATGAATCTGCCGTGTCTCAGATGTGGACGGAGGTTGACTCTGGCAGGACTAACGCAGGAAAGTACACCTTCTTTCGCGTAAACATTGCGGGGGATGATTTTCTTTTCCTAGCAGACGGGGCTAACAAACCGGGCTTTTTTGACGGGACAACTGTTTCAACTTGTAGCTGCCCTCTAACCCCTACAGACCCCAAGTTTGTAGTCAGTTTCAAAAACCACGCATTTCTTGCAGGCATGTCTTCTAACCCTCAAGAAATTGTTTTTAGCGCCCCTTACGACCTTAACACATTTGACCCTGCTGCTGGTGCAGGAAACATTGATATTGATAGCAACATTACGGGTCTTATTGTTTTCCGTGAAGAACTCTATATCTTTGCAGAAGAACGTATCTATAAGATTTCCGGCAACAGTGTTGCAGATTTTATCCTGACCCCAGTAACCCGTGAAATTGGCTGCCGTAACGGTTTTACAATACAAGAATTTGCGGGGGATATTGTCTTTCTTGGACCCGATGGTCTTAGGACTGTTGCTGCAACCCAACGTATTGGCGACGTGGAACTTGGTACAATCAGCCTTCCTATTCAGGAGGTGTTCCAGAACATTACAGACCCTGACCAGTTTGACTCTGTCGTCATTCCAGACAAGACTCAATACCGACTCTTTTTAACAAATACCTCTAAAGATATTCGGGAACAGACCCGAGGAGTCATTGCAGTTAGAAAGGGTAACTCTTACGAGTTTGCAGAGGTGAAGGGAATACAACCTTCTTGCACAGATTTTAACACCTTTCAGGGAGAAACCTATGTTCTCCATGGAGACTTTGAGGGGTTTGTCTATAGGCAAGAAAAGGGGAACACTTTTGACGGCAACACTATTGTTGGTCGTTACAGAAGCCCAGACATTACTGCTGGAGATGCAGGCATAAGAAAAACCTTTCAAAGGGTTATTATCAACTACGCCCCTACAGGTTTTGTAAACTCTGACTTGCTTTTGAGGTATGACTACGAGTCTCCTTCTGCCCCAAGACCTGATGCGTATCCTTTTGACAGTACAAAAGTTGTAGCAATTTATGGCTTGTCTAACTACGGAACCGCAACTTACGGGGGGCAATCAAACCCTCTAATTAGGCAGCCTGTCGAGGGTTCTGGTTTTGCTGTTGCACTAAGGGTTGTTGACAGTGGGGTTTCCGCTCCATATTCCCTTAAAGGTTTTCAGCTAGAGTTTGACATAGGCGCACGTCGCTAAAGGAGAAAGAAATTGGCAGGCTACACAAGACAGTCTACTTACACAGATGGCGATATTATTCAAGCCGACGACTCCAACAACGAGTTTGACCAGCTTGAGACGGCCTTTAACATCAACACCGGACATGCCCACGATGGTTCTTCTTTTGAGGGGCCTATCATTAAACTTATTGGAGACCCTGGCTCTTCTGCTATTAACAAGGTTGAAGTCGATAGCAGCAACAACCGGGTGGGGTTTTTTGTAAATGTCTCCTCTTCCTCGGTTGAGCAAATTCGTGTGCAGGATGGTGTGATAATTCCTGTAACCAACGACGATGTCGATCTAGGTTCTGTAACGAATAAATTCAAGGACGGTTTTTTCTCCGGGGATCTTTCTATTGATGGAACTACTACCTTTGTTGGGGATATTACTCTCGGGGAGATTGATTCCGATTTTATCCCTAATGCAGACAATACTTACGATCTTGGTAGTTCTACTAAAGAGTGGAAAGACCTCTATCTTGATGGGACTGCAAACATTGACACTCTGACTGCAGACTCCGGTACTGTCGCAGGTTCTGCAATTACCACGCTGGACAACACGCAAACCCTCACTAATAAGTCTGTTGATCTTGCTAATAACACCTTTACCGGGACTTTTGCTCAGTTTAACTTTGCAGTGAGCGATGCAACACTTGTCTCTATCTCGGGGACTGAAACCCTTACCAACAAGACCCTCACCTCTCCGGACATTAACTCTCCTAATATTGATGGGGGGACAGTTGATGATGTCACCTTTACTACTCAGGATGATCTCTTTACTCTAGAGGACCAAGGGGATACCACGAAGAAGGCCAAGTTCGAGGCTTCGGGTATCTCTTCTGCAACGACCCACACTTTTTCTTTCCCCAATGCTTCCGGGACTTTTCTCCTCGAAGATAACACAGCAACTTTTACAAACAAGAATATCGACTTGACCGACAACACGGTCTCTGGTACTCTTGCGGAGTTTAATGCAGCCCTCAGTGATGGGTCCTTTGCAAGTCTGGCTGGTGCTGAAACCCTAACCAATAAGACTATAAACAGCAGCAACAACACAGTCACTCTTGATCTTACCAGTGCTAACCTTAGCGGAACCCTTGCTCAATTCAACTCTGCAGTCAGTGACGCTACTCTGGTTTCCCTTTCTGGCACTGAGACGTTAACCAACAAGACCTTAACTTCCCCCGATGTAGACACTCCTGACATTGATGGAGGTACCATTGACGGGACTACGATTGGGGGGACCACTCCTGCCGCTGTGACAGGCACTACAGGCCAGTTCAATACCTCCCTGGGGGTTACCGGTAATATCACTGTCACCGGCACTGTGGACGGACGTGACGTAGCCTCTGATGGCTCTAAGCTGGATGGTATCGAGAGTGGTGCAACAGCCGACCAGACTGCGGGCGAGATCAAGACTGCGTATGAGTCTAACGCCGACACGAATGCCTTTACTGACAGTGAAAAGACAAAGCTGTCGAACATCGAATCCAACGCAGACGTAACAGACACGGCAAATGTAACTGCTGCTGGCGCTGCTATGACGGCAAATAACCTGAGCGACTTGGACAATGCGGCCACCGCTCGAACAAACATTGATGTAGACCAAGCTGGCACCGCGCTGGCTCTGGCGATTGCACTGGGGTAAACACAAATGGCAAACACCTTTCTTAACTACACAGCCTCGGACGTAGGCACTTCAGGGACCACGGTCTATACCGTCCCTGCAAGCACTACTGCGGTTGTTATTGGCCTTAACGCTGCAAACGTAGAGACCTCTCAAATTGCTGTTGATGCGGAACTTGCCAGCACTTTCTTGGTCAAGGGCGCACCCATCCCTGCAAACTCTGCACTGTCTCTTTTGGATGGCAAGATTATCCTTGAGGCTGGAGACACTGTGGTGGTCACGAGTGACACTGCTGCCTCGGCTGATGTTATCCTTAGCGTTCTGGAGCAGACCTGATGACTAAAGCGAGAGATATTGCAGATAGTGAACTTGGCAGTCTGACTGTTGATACAGACACTCTGGTTGTAGATGAGACAAACAACCGGGTAGGCATTGGGACGACTTCGCCTAACGCATTGCTTGCTATAAACTCTGCGACGAATGGGGCATATGCTCAAAGGATTGGGGTCGATGACCCGGGAGTTGGGACTGCTTCCTCTG